GAGGCAGCACAGCAATATGTTAGCCAACAACAAGCATTATTAGCACCAAGCAGAGAAGCTCAGTTAGCTGGTGTTCGTAGTAACTTATTTGCTCGTGGTCGTGGTGGTTTAGGTGTACAAGCTGGCACAGGAGGCGCTCCTACTTCTCCTGAATTGCAAGCATATTATAATGCTTTAGCACGACAAGATTTAGAATTAGCTGCTCGTGGACAACAAGCTGGAATGGAACAGACACGCTTTGGCGCTGGTTTATTTGGTACTGGCGGAGAACTATTAGGTCAAGTACCTCGTCTAACGTCTGCTGGTTATGGTCCATTAGAAACACAACTTGGTTTAGCAAGAACTGTAGAAGGATTAGGACAGCAACCATTTGCAATGAGTCAAGAACTAGCTCGTTTACAGTCTGGTGCAGGAGCGCAAGCTGGTAATCTGTATTTACAACCACAAAAAGCTGCGGCAGATGCTTATTCTCAGTATCAAGGTTACAGTCCTTTTGGAACAGCTCTTAGCGGTCTAGGAGGAGCTATGAGTGGCGGCGGTGGGTTTGGTAGTCTCTTTGGCGGTGGTGGAGGTGGTTATTCTGCAGCTCCTTATGCTCCAACCAATCCCGGATTTGGTAGCTACGGAGGCGGCTACTACGGCTCCGCACCTTAATTATAAATAGGAATCACTATGGCTGACATCGTAAATAGTTTATTTGGTATTGATCCTGCTGCATTGCAACAGCAACGAGCTGCTACCGATACTGCACAAGCATTTAGATTTGCACAGTTAGATCCGCTACAGCGGGCTAACATGGCAATCTATCAAGGTAGTGCTGGTATCGGTCGAGGAGTTAATCAGTTACTTGGCGGTGATGAGCAGCTTAATCGGGCTACTCAAGTTAGACAGATAGCTTCACAGTTTGATATGACAAGCGTTGAAGGTTTAGACCAGTTTGCTAAAGCAGTGTCTCCGTTTGCTCCTGATGTGGCTCAAGTTGCTGTACAAAGAGCCAATCAACTCCGAACAAGCGCAAGTCAATTACAAACAGGTGAATTAACCAGACAAAAGACACAGATGGATATTACATCCTCAGAACGTAAAATTGCTCAAGACGAAAAACTTCGTGTTGCATTAGCGGGATTACCACCCAACGCAACTGAAGAACAGTATCTAGCTGTATTTAGACAGTTTGGTTCTCCTGATCAACAAGCTCGTGTTATTCAAGCATCGATTGATCGTAAGGCTGCCTTAGCTGCCAAAACATCTGCGGAAGGTGCTATTGGAACTGCCGGTGCTGTAGGTAAAACAGGAGCATATCGTGACATTTCTGGAACTGTTTACGGTCCAACAGAAATGAAAACAATTCGTGGTGAATTCAAAGGATCTCAAGATTTATTAGATACTTTAAATCAAATCACTCCGCAGGACGTTAAAAACTCAGAATCGTTTGTAGACTGGACTACTAAGTCTAGCGAAGTTAAATCATTAGCTACTAAGAAAACACTAACTGCTCAATCTAAGATTGCTTTATCGCAGCTTATGCAACAAATTGAAAGTCTTCCTCCCGGCTCTGCGTCCGATGCTGACATGAGAGCAGCAATGAAGAACTTCCCCGGATACAGTGATCCGGATGCTTTAGCTTCTTGGATTAATGATACAAAAGCTAAGTTACAAAGAAACCTAGGTCGTATTTCAGATCAGTTTGCATTTAAACAAACAATAACATCTTCTGGTAATATTGATTTAAAAGCAAAACCTGCTGCAGCCGGTGGTGTTTCTACTTCTGATATGGATTTGATTAATAAATATTCTACCCCACAACGATAAGGTTTAGAATGGCTACTTATGAACAAGTAATGACAGCCCTGCGTAATGCAGATGCTGCCGGTAATGTTGAGGACGCTAGAAGGCTTGCTCAGATTGCTAGGTCTTTACAGACAGCACCAGCGGCACAGCCAGTTGCACGTCCTACACAGACGGAGTACACTCCTGAGCAAATGGCTCCTGCAACTCCTGAAGATGTAGGCTATAGCGGTGAAGTTCCCTCAGAAACAGCTCGTCGTGTTGAGCAAATGGTTGGTGCTGGTTCTCCAATTGCACGTTTTGCTAAAGGGGCTATTGTTGATCCGTTATTAGGAATAAACCAGTTATTAGCCGAGACAGGTGTATTTGGTGAAAAGGTCAAGAAAGGTGCTACTGCAGTAGTTCAACAATACGAGAAAGCTACACAAGAAGGAAGAGCAAGGCAAGGAAGCGAAGGATTTGACTTTGTTCAACTAGGAGGTGCTGTCCTTAGTCCTGTAAACCGTTTAGCACCTGTCCCAGTTGCGCCAACTGCTATAGGTCGTATTAAAGAAGGCGCTGCTGTTGGTACATTATTTGGGGGTATTCAACCTGTTACGGATGCTGAAAACTATCTTGAAGAGAAGTTTAAACAACTTGGAACAGGCGCATTCTTTGGCGGTCTAATATCAGGAGGTGTAGAGACATCTGGTAAAATAAGTAAAGTCTTAAAAGATTTATATAAGCCTTTAACTGAGACAGGAAGACTTGAAGTTCTTCGTGACTATTTAAAAGGATTAACAAAAGATAAACAAGCTGAAATTGTAGCTTCGCTAAAAGGAGCTGAAGAGATTATACAAGGAGTTACACCTAAACAATCTTTACAATTAGGTGTACCTGCACGTCCTGCATCGTTACCAACGGCAGTTCAAGCAGTAGCTGAGATTCCTGAAGCAACCGCTTTAGCTGCATATCAACGTAGTCTTGAGCGTGTTCCTCAGCGTGGTATTTCGGCTCAGTTTGCTGGAAGAGAAGCTGAACAAGAAGCTGCTCGTTTAGCTGAGCTTCGTACCCTAGGAGGCGATGAAGCGTCTATAGCCGCTGCTAGAACACAGCGTGAAGCCATGACAACTCCCTTGCGTGAAGAAGCCTTATCCCAAGCAAACATTGCTGGACAGATTGCTCCTCGCTTAGAAGCAGAGATTGCTAGTAAATATCAAAGCAAAGGACAAGCACTACGGGCTGCTGGAATGTTAGAAACAGAAGGTGCTCAACAACAAGCATTATCTCGTCAATTCTTCCCAGTTCCGGGCTTTCCTCGTGTTTCTCCTGAGTTTAGTCAAAACTACCAGCGTATTGTTGGTAACTTAGAAGGCGCTCAAACAGCAAGAAATACTGCTGCACAGCGTCAAGCAGAAAAAGAGTTTAAACAATTTCAGTTACAAAGTTTATCTGACAATGGATTCTTTCCGTTGCGTACCACAGATATTTCAAATCAAATTGATACTTTATTGACAAGCCCCGGTGAAGCAAGGACTTCTGATTTGATTCGTCGTTCTTTAAGCGAAATCCGTGATGAATTACAGCTATTCAGTAACCAAGACGGTATTATTAACTCTGCTGATCTTTACGGTATTCGTAAGAATCTCGGTAATATCTTGCGTAAGAATGCCGGTGAAACAGGTACTTTTGATGAGAAACTATTAAGCAGATATAGCACAAACCTAAAGAGCTATATTGATAATGCTATTAATAAGTCTATCGGCGCTACTGAACAGTCTCCCGGTAGTTGGACTCGTTATCTAAAAACATACGAACAGGCTTCGACAAAGATTAATCAAATGGAGATTGGTCAAGCATTGGAGCAGAAACTAGGAACATCGCTAGGCGATAAAGAAAGAGCTGGTGTATTCGCTAACGCTGTTCAAAATGCAGCACAGACCATTAAGACTTCTACCGGTCAGGCTCGTTTCCAAAAGCTAGAACAGGTATTAACTAAAGATCAAGTTGCATCTGTTAATAAAGTTCTTGCCGATGTTCAGAGGGATGCAAAAGCACAGGCATTAGCAGCTAAGTCTAATGTTGAAACACTTGAAAGTGGTGCAGAATTACCTAATCTGTTAAATCGTGCTGCTTTGATTACAAACGTAGTTTTAAAAGCATTGAAGAAAGATGCTAATGAGGATATTAATCGTATTGCTGCTGAAATGATGCTTGATCCTCGTAAGTTAGCTGCCTTTATTGAAGGTGTTCCACAGAAACAAGCAAAACAGATTGTGTCAGCATTTATGTCTCGCTTAACTCCTGAGATGCGTGATGAGTTTAATCGCTTCATGCTTATTAGAGCAGCCACAGAAGCCTCTACACAACCACAAGAATAAGAACATGAGCCATGTCCGACCAATTTGGTTTTATCGAAGGAGCAAAATCCGTAACTAGTAGTATGGATGCTAGTCGAGAGGCTAGTAAGTCCATCACTAAGAGCATTACCGATGTACAGAAAGACGCTGGAGCAGCAGCACAACAGAAAGACCTAGAGCGTAAAAGACAGATAAGAGAAGCACAGGTCTTTAAAGAGCAGTATTTTAAACGGGCATTGATGGAATGGCAACGTCAAGAAACCATCCGTATCGAGGAAGCTAAAGTCAAAGCTGATTTCATTAAAAAGCATGGAACTAAACGCTGGAATGAAATTGAATCCATTAAACAAAAGATAGAGAAACAAGACAATGAACTTACTAGAGAGTTTAAAGAAGATTTGGCAAAGAGTCGTAGAGCAATGTTCATGTGCTATGCAGTGGCTGCGGTCATTGCTTGGTATTTAACTTGGGGGTATAAACAATGATTCCATTAATGGCGCTAGTAGACGTTGGGATGAAAGTCCTAGATAAGTTCATTCCTGATCCAGAAGCTAAGGCAAAGGCTCAGAAAGAGTTGCTACAGATGCAACAAGAAGGCAGACTCGCTGAGTTAAACGCTGATATGAATGAGCAAAACAATATCTCTGATCGTTGGAAAGCTGATCTTGCTAGTGACTCTTGGTTGTCTAAGAATATACGACCTATGTCTTTAGTAGCTATCTTTGTAGGATACTTCTTATTTGCCATGATGTCAGCATTTGGCTACGATGCTAAAGAGTCCTATGTCAATCTACTAGGTCAGTGGGGTATGCTTATTATGAGTGCATACTTTGGTGGTCGTACTCTAGAGAAGATTATGGATATGAAAGCGAAGAAAGATGAACCTAAGCAATAACTTTACCTTAGAAGAGTTAACTCACTCTGAAGTAGCAGAGCGTAAGAACCTAGATAATACCCCTAACGCCAGTGAGGTTGCTAATCTAACTCGATTGGCAGCCTTGCTTGAGCAAGTTAGGTCTTTACTAGGCAAGCCGATCATGATTAATTCAGGCTTTCGCTCTAAACCAGTCAATGACTCTGTCGGTAGCAAGGACACTAGCCAGCATAGGCTAGGTTGTGCTGCTGATATCAGAGTCCCCGGAATGACCCCTAAACAGGTCGTAGAGGCGTGCTTGGCTTCGGATATACCCTTTGACCAAATCATCGAAGAATTCGGCTCTTGGACGCATATAAGCGTTCCTAACGGTGCTTCTGACAAGCCTCGTAGACAAGCCTTAATTATTGATAAGGCTGGTACTAGGAATTTTGTGTAACATAATGTCGGTACTTATTAATATTTACCTACAATTTGTAACAAAATTGCCCTATCGGTAACTTTTTCTTAAATCTGCATACTTTTTAAGCAAATATTCCCGATTGGGAAATTTAAAAAACCCCGCCGAAGCGGGGCTAAAGGGGCAAATATGTACTTTTGGGTGTTAGGTGAACCGGCTGCTTCAGTCCCCGTGGGGAGTGCTGAACAGAATTCTAATAATCCCTAGATCAATGACGAAATGAGACTCGTCATCAAAACTAGGAACATACTCAAACCCTATACAGAACCCAGTAATAAAGTGTAGGTTTATCATCATAGTTGTTCAATCTTCAAGTTATAACAATCTGCTTTCACAGTATATTTGTTAGAATTATCAAAATCACCTTTGTTTAAAAATACAGACTTTTTAAAGTATTCATCTTTTGGTATTAATCCAAGATACCAGCCCACAGTAAAATCTTCTTTAATTCTTACAAAGCAATAGTAATCACACTTTTGTTTTGTATTAAACGCAGCTACTGAACAGTCGTAAGTTACTAACGGTTTATACTTAGTTCGCTTAGTTTTAACATCAACTGTTTTGTTTGTCGGTAATACTAAATCATAATCATAAGTATTTTGTCGCTTTGCTTTAAGAATATCCAAAGCAATAAGTTCTCCTAAAAATCCAGCGATGTTGCCGTCACCGCTGGTAATACTGTTTTTAAGAGTTCCCATCTCTTCAGAATTTGCTTTAGCTAATGCCAACATTTCTTCAGTGATAGGATATTCAATCATTTGACTGGGCAAGCTCCGCTGGCACACTCGTCGCCACCATCAAAACTAGCTTCATCAACGTGTGTAATTAATCGTGTAGAAGCCACAAGTGCGTCATACTGCTCTTTCGTGATTTCCTCCAAAGGCGCTTGGTGAAAGCCGTGTTCATTGTGTAGCAAGAATGACAAGGACTTGTGATTGTTCTTGTAGTTCTTTGCTAGATACTTCTGAATCTCAGG